GGGATATTACAGCGGCGAAGCGCTATAATAGTTACAAGATCAGCATCGCATCCCCCATACTGACGGGAGTCGGGATGCCGGTATGGAAAGCAGCGAAAATGCGAGCATTTTCAAAACACAGGAGTGCCACTGGTTTCGTCTGGAATTCTGCCTTTGCATCCAAAGAGTGTTTGTATCTGTGCAGCAAAAAAGCCCCGTGTGGGGCCTTTTTGTTCGGTATAGTGCCACATATCTTTATTTTAACAGATGCTTACCGATAATGCAACTGCTTTTTGGACGGCATCAGCGGCCGAGCGTAAAGCTCACCCCGGCAAAGTCATCTGCGGTCAAGACGTAGGTTCCGTTGTCCCACGCCTCGTTGACAAGCATCTTGGCTTCTTCCCAACTTGCGGCTTCGACGGGTACGACCTTCTTCAGGTATTCGATGATGACCACATCGTAGGTGCTGGTTCGGGGCGGAAGCACTGCCTTAGCACGTCCCATCATCAGACCCAGAATCAGCTCGTCCTTCTGAAGCTCGCTGAAATAGTCCGGGTCGCCGCCTTCCTTTCCCGCTTCCTCTAGAAGAAGCTCACTGTTCATCTCCTGACAGAAGTCGATGCAGTCCCGGATGGTGTACGGCTGATCGTTGTCGGCATTCTCGCCGTCCTGATTGTCATGCAGAGCGAGATGGAACTTGTCATCCATCATCAGGCTGTAGTCATGCCCCTCCAGATAGCCCAGCAGCACTTTGGCCTCAATGGCGGCAAGCTCAACGCCCTGCCGGACAGAAACGTCCATCAATTCTTCGGACTTCGTAATCAGCGTCATATAAGCGCTCTCCTTTCATTCCATACAGACTTTTCCGACCGAAAGCAGATCCGAACCCCAGCCGTAACTGATGCCGAGGTCTTTTGCCTTTTCGACCACCTGAGTGATGCTGTACTTCGGTTCCGGTCTTTTTGCGAGCAAAAGTTCCTCCAGCATCCTTTCCTCCAGTGCTTCCTGCTTCCGATGTTCAGCTTGAGCAAGGCTGCGTTCCAGATAATACTCGCGGTGCTTGAGATAAGATTTGTGGGATTGTGCGGCCTGACGTTTCTTTACGCAGTCAGGGCAGAACTTCTGGCGGTTCTTGGCGTTCGGTATGTCCCGTCCGCACATCTCGCACTTTGGGGTACTCATCTGAAAATCCTCCCGGAATCCTTGTCCATAAGAACAACCCGGCCCACGATCTCGAACCCGGCGAGATCGGCCACCTGCTTCAATGCGCTGACCAATGCGCTGATGGTGCGCATCCGGGCAGCTTCAAACTGTTCCTCCTTGCGGATGTTCTTGTGTGCCTCATACGGCGTCGGGTCGTTGTAATGCTCGCTGTTCTTCAGTTCCACGGTCGGCACCTCCTCATCAACAGTTCATCGGAATCAGAAAGAACCACAACGGGTACGTCTGCCCAGTTACGATAATGGCCGCGACAATCGCAGCTCCAACTGCCATCCACTTGGCTGCATTAGACATTTCAGCCCACATCATACATTCTCCTCATTCTCAGCAACGTAGCACCAGCTCTGGGGCGGCTTGCTCAAACAGCAGCCATTGATTGCGCAGGTCGGCGGGAGCATATAGCTTCCAGACGGCTGATAATGCTCGCAGCTCTCATTTCCACAGACATCGGTTCCGTTCATGCCACGAAAGTCATGCCTAGAAAAGCCGGACAAGGACTTTGGCTGGTCATAAGTCTTCAGGTCTGAGATATGCCACGTATACAGCTCCTTGCGCTCGGTGAACGAGGAGCAATGGCTCCATCCGGCGTATTCTATGATTTGTTTCAAGGACAGGCAGCTTCCAGACGTGGCTCTTTCGATGTCTTCTTTGACAATCCATGTTTTGCCGATGATAGGCCTTATTTTGTCGCAGACGAACTCGGCGATAACGGTCTGTTCTTTCTGTCTGATTTCGATTGGAATGTTGCCACCGTCCCAAGTGACAAATTGCGGTTTACCGCGATATACTTCTCCGTCGCCAAAGACATCTCCATCTCTAAAGATGGTGATTAGCTTTTTTGGAGCCTTCGTGCAGTAGATGTAACACTTGAACGGAGGCTTCAGTTTTGGCCGATTCTTGCGAATCTCCACAGTTTTTTCTCCGTTGAGAATCTTCACGCACCACTCAGGTCGGATACTCAGGAGGACAGCTTTGTGTTCAGTGCTCATTCTGCTCCTCCGTATCCTCAATTTTTCGCATTGCCATTACCTCCATTCCTTCTTTTCCCGTATGAGCAGAAACCGTCCGGCGGCATCCTGTACTCCTCATCATACCGAATCCGTCTGTAGCACCACCCCGCCTTGGTGTTCTTTCCATCGGCGAGCAAAGATGTCTTTCCGTAGTTCTTGAAATGTTCACAGTCCTTGCAGCGTACGACGGGCTCTACGTCATAGTAGCCGTCATACTGTCCATCCCAGTGTGCCATCGGCCGCAGCGTTTCCGGGTCGATGAAAGGCGCACTCATCAGGTCATCGGCAAACCCGGAAACGAGGTTCGCAACGCTTTCCTTGACAACACCCTTGTTGTAGTCGAGATGGTTCCCGGAGGCCATCAAGGTTTTGGCCTCCTCCAGATTCTTCTTCGCCGCATCGTTCCATCCGTTGACGATGGGCACTACATTAACTAACCGTATGTCGCTCATTTTTTATCTCCTTTCAGATAAGCCACTGGGCCATCATACTATCAAGCTCTGAGAAGCCGGTGCAGTGCAGTTCGGCTTTCTGTTCATCGGAGAGAGCGTTGAACAAATCCATCAAAACTGCATCGTACATCGCTGTATCGACATCGAGGCTGTTATGCAGGCAGTACGAGGTCCACAGGGCCATGAGTTGACTGCGACAGGTAGCATTGCAGAAATTTGTCGTGCTGTCCTTGACGTAATCAACGAGGAACTGCCATTCAGACTTCTCGGTCATCCAGATCACCTTCCCTCAGCCAGTCAAAGCAGGCTTTTTTCGAGTCGAACTCCTCCGTCCATGCGTCATGCGTCGTGTTGTCGATGCCGACGTATTTCTCACCATCCTTGAGCCAATAGAGGCCATCCTCGGCCTCGCGAGAGTGCATAATGATGTAAAATGCGTCTGTCTCCGTGATTTCGACAATCGGAGAGTCGCTACGAGTCATCTGCGTTTCCTCCAATCTTATAGATCTTCCTCCGGTTACGGCCAGTTCCCTTGCGGTACTCCGCAATCCAGACAGTCTTGCCGCTCTTGTAGTGGCGGAAGTGGCCTCTTACGGTAAAGGAACAGGCCGGGCTTGCATGGTGGCCTCTGGGAACCACTGTAAGCTGTTTTCCGACCGAGTGAATGATGTATGTGGTGCTTGCCGTATGCGGCTTTGTGGAGCTTTTACGTTCAGCAGGAGCCTTCGAGGTTGTGGTAGCCACGCCACCACGGATGCTGCCCGTTCCATACGTCATCAGCGCCATCAGGGAGCCGTACACGGTTAAAGCGCCCTGTTCGGTTTCGGTGGGGTTACAGTCCGCAGGAAGCGTGCTTACTTTCTTCTTCCACAGGCCGTTGCCCAGCGGAGCAAAGACAACATGGCCGAGCTTCCGGACCGGGCTGTCGAGGTAGAGCTTCAGTTTCTTGTCAGAGCGGAAGCACTTGATGGAGATGCCGCTCTCGACAATCTGGATTTCCACCTCTCGCAGGGGAACCTGCATCGAACGAACCAGATCGTTGTGCTCATCCCGCCATGCAAGGAGCTTTTCGATGTCCGCCGCTGTGACCACGATCTTGTCCATCATCCAGAATCCCTCCCAACGAATGTGCCGGCATAAAGCCGCCCGCCGATCATGTAGTGGTAGTATTCATGCCCACGCTGGATGTCGGCCTGTCTGCCGGGCATGGGCCGCAGAACCAGCGGATGCCCAGCAACCTGCACCACATACTCTCCAGCGGGGATGAGCGCTGCCATCCACGGCTCCACCGGGCTGGCCCGAGCCGGGCAACCATCCATGCAACAGGTGGCAGTAACCGGGTCTACGTTCATGGTGAACATGGAAAGCTGCTCATATCTGCTCATTTTGCCACCGCCTTTTTGATGGTGAACCGCCATCCCGGCCCATAGGCCATGCGGTACTCGGCAAGCATCTTCAGAGCTTCGGGCCGGGTGTCGAACTCGTCGATGTCCTCCCACGGCTGGCCGGGGTACTGCCCACGAATCTTAAACACTGAAACCGACCTCCTTCACGGCAACGCCGTTCTTGTCGCACCAGACTTCCTTGCTGCCGAGCTGGCGCTTGGTGTAGCCTTTGACAACGTGCATCTGGTAGTCTTCCTCGGCCTGCGGGTCATGCCAGTGCAGGCCGCGAGCTTTGTACAGCGGCATCCAGTGTTCCTCATAGAAGTTGTACCCGGCTCCGTCGATTCCGAAGAAGTAGCCGTAGTCTTCGCTCTTGTAGATGCGGAAGCCGCAGTCGGACATCGCCCGGATGCCATCATCCTCTTCAAGCCACCAATCGTCGCAGGAGTCGCCGAACGACCACATCGTTCCCCACATCGGGAGCAAACCATCGTATTCGACCTCAAAGTCATCAGCCTCCGCAGATACGAGCTTGCCATCATCAAGCTCGATGCAGTACAGCTCGCTTTCGCCGTTGTAGCTCTTGACCTCGCCGCCATGCTCAATGCTGTCAACCTCGTCCGGCAAATCGTAAATGTACACCCGGTCACCGGTGCTGGGCTTAGTGACTTCCATCCAGTCATCAGGATGCAGGCTCATCAAGTCCTGAATCATCCCCTGCGGGATGGCGTTCATCTCATGCACCCACATCTCGGTGGCATCACGGACGGTCTTATATTCTTTGACCATTCTGTCTTCCTCCTTACTGAATCTGCTCATGCCAAGCAACCAGACCGGCATCGGTCAGCTCCTGCTGCTTTGCAATCGCGGTGGCCTCGACCTGCGTCACAAGGTCGATGGTGCAGAGCGGTGCGCCATCAAGGGGCGAAACACCGGTCTGATAGTAAACGGCGTACAATGCCATAAGGCATCCTCCTTTCAGCGGTTCCACTTCGTGTTGTAGAAGCGGGTCGAATATGTCTTGTTGTAGCGCAGAATCTCAGCGAAGAAGCCGTTGTCCAGCTCAAGCGTTTCGTTTGCGATCTTCTTCATGTACGGGAGCCGGTTGCTGGTCCAGACCACCCGGCCGTCAACCTTGAGAGTGTACATTTCCTTGCGAGCCATCAGCCGTTGACCTCCTTCTGAACATCCAGCAACTCGCGGCTTCCGTACACTGCGCCTTCGCAGAACTCGCGAGCCTTCTTGCGAGCCGACGCGATGGACACGGCCTCAATTTTGCAGGTGGAGGTGTAGCCTCCGTTCTTGAGCTGCGGGTTGTGGCGGAAATAGGTGACGATGTGGGTTTTCATGTTCAAGCCCTCCGTGTTTTGGTAAGTTGTTTTCTGTATCTTCATTCTAACTTACCGGTATGGTAAGTCAAACTTATACTGAAGATTTCACAAAAAATTTTACCGTATACCGAAGGAACTTTAGCCAGCAGTTATGCTCTGCTCCCGAACCTCTCTAAGAACTGCTGGGCAGCACGGGCGCTTACCGGGGTGATGGTATGATGCTGGCATCCAGAAAGCTGGTAGAGGACGGTGAAGTAGTTCCCGGCGGCATCCTCGAACAGCTCTATATAGAAGTCCTCAAACATCACTACCTTATTCGAGCAAAGCGATTCCGCCTTTCGGGTGTCATATCGAACGCCGTCTACGGTCTGCGCCACAGCAGGGCTGGTGCTGTTGCCCAGCTCCGGGAGGCCCGCACCGTTGGCATCACTCATGGAGACCTCATAACCAGCAAAATGCAGAGCCTTTGACAGCTCATCGAAGGTGAGCGAGTTGTTCTTCAGCCGCCCGCTGAGGTTCTGCGGGGTCCAGCCCATGTGTTCGGCCAACTCTTTCTGGGTCTTCCCTGCTCCAGCAAGGGCTGCGCGTACCATATCAGATGCTCGCATACCATCAGCCTGCCTTTCCAGCCAGAACCCGATTCAGCAGGCTCTCGTACATGGTCTGGAGCATTTCACACTTGGCTTTCGCTGCGGCCAGCTCCGCAGCCATGTTCGGGTTTGACGCCGGCGTAGACACCTTGACATCCCGGATGACCGGAACTTCTTTCGTGACCTCCACGATTTTCTCTACGGGCCTTCCAACTTCCAGCTCCAGCGAGATCAGCATTGCAACCTCCACGTTGGTCATCTCTGCCGGGGTCAGGTGGCCCTTGTAGCCCAGCAGGCGGTCAACCGATACGGTCGTAATCTGCTCACAGAGGGCAGTGCTTTCACGTTCAGAGCTGCGGATGAGAACGTGCGTCGGCAGGTCTTTCTTCGGTTTGGTGGTCAGGTATACGACCTCTACCGTCTCTGCACAGGCGTTGTTCTTCTCGTTGGAGACGATGATTGCCGGGCGTCCCGCCGCCTGCTCACAGCCGGTGTAGTTGTCCTTGCTCACATACCAAATGTCGCCGCGCTTGATTTCCATATCCTTACTCCTCCTCTTTAGCCTGACGCTTCAGCTCGGAAGCATCAATGGTGATGCAGGTGGTGTTGGCGACGATGCCGTCAGCAATCCCCTTGCCATGCTCGTCCAGCAGGGACTCCAGCGAGGTCGCGGTGAGCCGCAGGGCAGCGACCATGAACGGGAAGTCCATCAGGTCATGCCGACTTACAACGCCCATCAGCTCTTTGGTCATCGCGGTGACGCACTCGGCAGAAATGCTACGGGCATCATCCGGCTTGTTTGCAAGCACTGCCAGCGTCATCCGCAGCGCATAGGGCATCATTTTCTCAGCCATTGTCTTTGTCCTCCTTATACTCGCTGACGGCCTCCGAGATTGCGTAATCGCGGTGGTACGTCCAGCTATCGTCATTATCAATGTACTTCCGCATCAAGACCGCCGCACGCGGGGCGAGCGCATTGAGCGTCGTGCGGTCAAGCGCATAGGCTTCCATAAGCTCCTCGTCGGTGAACTGTGAGATATGTTCCCGAACGTCCTCCTCATAGCTCCGAAGCTCATGCTCGGAGTAGGAGCGAACCAGCTCACAGCCATCCAGCGGCTTCGGGCAGTAATCGGTACAGCCATCATCATGGATGCCCGGCTTCTTCCCAGTCAGGAACGGGGCCATGCAGATGCCCTGCGAGTTGAACACGCAGGTTTCAGAACAGCATTCAGTGCAGAGCTTCTGGCAGTGCAGCAGGCTCGTGATGCTTGCCGCGTTAGAGGCATCCTCGTTGTAAAGCAAGTAGGCAATGCCCTTGCTATGCCGTTCATCAAACCAGCGCCAGATGTCAACGCGGCTGGTTCCTGCCGGGAAATCCAGAAACGGGGCCTCCATCGTTTCGGTGGAGGGGTCCATAGGGACATCCCCGAACTGCTTCCACAATTCTTCAAGTAACGCATCGCGTTCTCTCAGCGTATTCATTACCAGCGCCTCCCCAGAAAGAATCTTGCCAGCCATACAACAGCCATCGCCCCGACGATTGCCCAAAAGGCAGCGCAGAGGATGTCCGTGGCCGTTTCGAGCCACTGATCTATCACGATCAACCATGCCATCATCATTCTGCACCCCTTTCAGCCGTACACTACTTCGCCAAACAGTGCGTGCTGGACAATCTCGTCCGCACAGGTGGCATCAATCTGGCCGCAGTCAACGGAGCCATCTGTGCTGTCCACAACATCGCAGTTGGCGTAGCAATTTTCGAGCCACTGCTTAAATCCAGCGAGGAACTTGTCGAGATCGAGCATATAACAGGTCTTGTCATCCTCAAACGGTTCTTCGAGCCAAACGGCAAGCTGCCCACCGCGAGAAATCTGGTCACTTGCGTACTCCCCAAGATACTTGCCCTGCACAACAACGCGCCTGCACCAGTAGTTGATGCCACCCTCCAGCGCAGAAACCATGATGTCATCAACATCCTGCTGGGTCAGCCGAGCCGTAATCTCTGCATGAACCTCAAACTTCTTTTCATCGGTCATCTTTCTTCATCCTTTCATCAAATTGTCGGGTCAAAAATCAGGCCATCCCACTTGCCGTTCAGACGGTCTGGGTACTTCCCGGTCGGAACCATGTACCTGTCCGGGACTTCCGGCGGTAACGGCCGCTCGTTCCTCAAATCCATACCAGCATCGAACATCGAGAGCTGCACGGTCTGGCTGGTACGTTCCCGCAGGAGCCGATACCAGTAGATGATGTGGTTCCGAACAAGGTTCAGATTCACGCCATCCGGCCATGCAGGGTCAGAACAGCCGTTCTTCTTCAGGTCATCCCAGTGCTTATACTCAGAGTCCAACTGCTCTCTGATCTGGGCCTCGCTCATCTCTTCAGGGGGAATATAGCGGCTCACAGGTGCGCCTCCTTTCGGCGTTCATCGGCGATGACATCAGCGGTAATGCGGTCAACGCCGAGCTTTTCGAGCTGCCGGTAAGCTGCTTCCTTTTCCTGCGGGCAGTCGGCCCGGACGAGATCATCAATCATGTCACTCAGCATACGCCAGCCTCCTCTCTGGTGATAGTTCCGTGAGTCCACGGCCCGGTGCGAACGCCAATGCTGGGCAGGCGGGCCAGCAGAGCCTTTTTCATGTCATCAAGGTATCCCCGGTAGCGCCGCTTCTGAAGACCGGCCAGCCATGCGCTCTGACAGTCGGAGTAGCCGTCTTTCTGAATAAGCTCGACGGCCAGCGACCACTCGTTGTCCACACAGATGTAAAACAGCTCATTTTCGAGGATGACCCGGCGCTCATTGCCGAGCCAGACGTTCGAGTTGGTCGCAGGCTGGAAGCTGGGGCAGATCTTCCGCAGTTCGGCGCAGAAGCATCTGAGAACGTCTTCCTCCTTGTAGCTGCTCTCGATTTCATCAACGTACCAGTCATCGGCAACAAGTTCATCAAGGCTGATGTCTGCCATCATCCGAATTTCAGGCTCCTTTCCGTCAGGGCCGTCCTTACGCCAGACCTGCAGATCATCGTTGTCGATGTAGAACAGACCCTCATACGGGCCAGCCGCATAAACATTTCCGCGTCCCATACCGCCTACTCCTTTCAAATAACGCCACCATCGGCGGTGATGATGCAGTAGCAGCCATCCCGACTGTAACTGCCGCAATACTCGTTCCCAGCTTCGTCAATCCACAACGGATAGTGGTGACTATCGTCCATTCCGTAGTAAACATCAGGCAGGCGCTTCAGCTTTCCAGCAATCTCGAATCCGACCGACTTTGCATACTCACGAACGGTCATTTTATTTATCCCCTTTCTCACTCGCCCTAGCAAACGGTGTCTGCCTCATCGGGCCGTTGCCATTCAGGTTCTTCTTCAAAACCCCGGTCATCAGGCGGCTCCGTTACTCCGCCGAACCGGTCAAGCCAGCCGGAGCAATCATACATCGGATTCATCGCCGTTCTCCTTCAGGTAGCAATGGTCAACGACCCAGCCGCCCTTGTTGCCGAAGTCCTTCATGTACCAGTCGAGGCGAACCATCTGGTCGGTGCCATCCAAGCAGGAACCGAACAGGCTGGTGGAGCAGCAGCTCGGCCGGAAAGCCTTGTTGTCGCTGCTGACCTCATAGGTGCGGCTGCACAGCGGGTAATACCAGTCAGGCCAGTTGCTCTCAGCAAATACGATGCAGGCGCTCACCGGCTTTGCAAGCTGGGTCTTGTTGTACTCAACGAAAAGGTCCCGCAGTTCGGGATAGGTCATGTTCTGGTTATCCATAGCTGATACCCCCATCAGAGAACGAAGCAGATAACGAGCAGGGTGACGGCAAGGGCTGCTGCGCCGATGGCAACGGCGTTCAGGACGTTGTTGAAGCGTTCCCGGTCGGCATCCTTCTGGCGGCGGGCTGCGCGGCTCTGCTGCTGTGCGGGGCTGTTCAGCATCCGCAGGAAGCAGTTCGGGTCGTTCTCCCACTCACGGGTCATCTCAGCGGTCATGTTCTCGTTTTTCATAGCTAAAACCTCCAAAATATCATGTATCTGCGGGTGGCTCCCGCGACGCCCAGCAGGGCGTTTCGGCCGGTGCCAGCGGCCATCATCAGGCGGGGACTTTTCCGTCCGTCAGTTCAGTTTGAACAGGAAAGCGGGCATCTTCTCGTGCTCTTTGGAGAGTGGGAGGTGGTCACCGTTGACCTCAATCATACCAGCAAGGGTGCAGCCATTCTGCTGGAAGAACCATACGCTTTCAATAGCGCCGCTCCAGCCGGAGGAGAAGGTGAACTCAGAAACGCCATTCTTGCGAAGGCACTCAATCAAAGAATCGGAAGCTGCGTTGGTGTTCAGGTTGATGACGATGTTGCCATTATCCAACGAACGTTCGCAGGAATGCCAGATGTAGCAGGCATCTTTTCCCTGCTCGTCAATCCATGCGGTCACATCCTCGCACTCCTTGCGGATGCTGTTCTTTTCTTCCTCAGTGGTAGCTGCTTCAATACGGGTAGCGAGAGTTTTGACGGCCTTGTAGGTTTCAACAAATGCGTTTTTCATATCCAGCGTCTCCTTTTATCTTACCGTTTTGGTATGTTTTTCTGTATCTTCATTCTAACTTACCCATCACTGGTGTCAAACGAAAAATGAAGATTTATCGAAAAAATTTACGGAGTACATCTGGGAGTTTACCGGCGTTCAGTAGACCATGCCTTCCGGGTCAATGATGGCACATTCCTCACCGTGAACGTAGTAGGCGTTGCCGCCCTCATCCACCCAACCCCGACAATAGCCAGACAGCCCAATTTCCGGGCCGCTGGCTACGCCGTCCCACTCTGGCTTGCGGGTCAGCTCGCCGACTACCGCAAAACCGATGTCCGCTGCATACCGGCGGGCAATGCTCTCAGTAGCAGGCATGAGCGGTGTTCCTGATGGCGTGGACCATCATCGTGATGGCTTCATCAATCGGGGTGTTCAGGCGAGGAAGACCTACGCACTCAACCATCTCAAAGTTGAGCGTGTCTCCGTGCTCATCCTTCGCATAAATCAAGCAGCCATCGTCGTCCTCGACAAGCTCAATCGTAAAGCACGGCTTATGGCCTTCGTACTCCAGATAGCTCCAGAAAATGCTGGCCTTGGTCTTGCTGAGAGCTTTTAGTGACCAGTGCCAGTTGGCGTCATTTTTGTCTGCCTCGGAAACCAAACGGCGAATGAGGCCCTTGTGTTCACGCAGATCATACATAGTTCTAAACCTCTTGACTTTCCCCTGCCATACTGATAAAATCGAAACGAGATGGGGCAGGTCCCATCCCGTTCCGGTTGGCTAGGTTCCCACAGGTCTGCAAACTCAGTGGGGAACCTAGCCTTTACTGTTTCTTAGACTTGCCGGTTGCGGGGTCGAGGACTCCAGCAATGCACTTAATGCACTGCGTCGCTTCCTCGTCCGTGTGACCGTGAGCTTTCAGCCAGTCGATCAAGCGGCTGGCTTCCAAAGCGGTCATGCTGCACTCGCCTTTCATTTTGCTACACCTCCTGCTCGTGCTTCCAACTTACCAGCTGGATGCTGGTAATTGTAGATAACTTACCTTTTTGGTAATTTATCTTAGTATCATTATAACTTACCCAACTGGTAAGTCAATCTGTTTTTTAATTTTTTCAAAATATTTTTTATATCCACTGGCTATTTGATGCCGAGCCGCTGGTAGCCTCTGGAAAGCCTCTGGATTTGCATTTTGGTTACGGGTAAGAGTGTATTGGAAATTGTCTGGAACTTTCAGGGAAGGATTTGTCAAAAGTGCATAACAAAATTTGGCTATTTTGAGAATTGATTTTTCTGGCGACGGTGTCCCATCGGAATTTCCGTGCAAACAAAAAAATCCCCCTGCACCAGCCTTTTTACGGGTCATGGTACAGGGGGATTATCATTTTACGCTGACTTTGCGCTGACTCAGCCCAGATTCAGCGTATTCTGGGCAGCGGCCTGCTTGCCGGCGACGTGGTTGGCATCGATCTGGGCCTCAATACGATTTTCGAGGTACTGGGTCGTATCGCCGAAGTTGCTCTTGATGTAGTCCTGCGCGTCACGGCTCATGCTTTTCAGAGCGGCAGACACGGCCCGCATGAGAGCTTCCTTCTGCTCGGCCTCATTGAACGTCTTGGCAGCTTTCAGGTCGTTGACGTAGGTCTGGTTCATCGCGGCCACGGCATTGGACACCGCACTGCCGATTTCGCGGACGAGGCGCTGCACCTTGATGTCGTTGGTCTTTGCCGCGATGAGCTCGATGAACACGGCAATGCCTTTCTGGATGCAGGCGGTCACGATGGGAACGCAGACCAGCAGGGCAACGTACAGCAGGCTTCTCGTAAACTCATTCATATTCGGTTACTCCTTTCATTCAGTGGACCTGATTCTTCAGGCTGTTCATCCGCTTGTCACCTTCAATGGCGGCAGCGGTAAAGCTGTTGTTCTTCCACCACGCAGCGACGCTGGTGGCAATGGTCAGGCCGGTGGTCACGAACTGTTCCACCTCCGAACTTTCGATGGGCAGCAGGGGCTTCCCGGCTGCGCTCGAAACCTGATTTGCCAGAGCGAACGCCAGAGCGGCCGTGCGGGCCAGCGTAGCGATGGACACTTTGCTATTCGTCATAGAGTCTATCTCCTCTCACAGATACTTGTCAGCGCCAGACAGCGCCTTCCACGATGCAGGGCCGCAGATGCCGTCCACAGTCAGGCCATGCGTCTCCTGCGCCCTCATCAGGGCGTTCTCGGTGGCCTCGCCGAACAGGCCGTCAGCCTTCAGCTTCAGGAGCTTCTGAAGCATAATGGTGGCACTGCGGTTTGCAGGCCCGGTGCAGCCCCGTCGGATGGTGGGCAACACGAACTTGTTGTAGGTCGTGCTGGGGTACTTTCCCGGCGTGGTGCAGAGCCACGTCGCTTTCGTGCCACGGGTGTCGGCGTGAACAAAAGCCCCACGGCTGTGCCAGTAGATGCCGATGCCGCCGAACCCCACGGCCTGAGCAAGGATGCCCAGTGCCACCGGGTTGATGCTACGGTTCTCCGTCCTCCAGTCCGCCGCCATGCCGTAGCGGTGCTTGGAGTTCTGGCTTCCGCCCACAGCCGCATTGTGCGTGATGCAGCGGTAGCCGGACGTGATCTTCAGCGGGCGGTCTACCTCGTCCCGGATGAGCTGGAGCTTTTCAGCCAGCTCCGTGTCCACCGACTGCTGTCCGCAGCCGCAGGGGCACTGGAACTCGTACCGGGCAAAGTTCTTGGTGAGTACGGTCTTATCCCCGCGCCGGAACGTGATGATGTTCAACTTACGCACCTCCTAAAAGCCGATCTGGGTGAACACGAAGCCGATAAAAACGCCAATGACAGCGGTCACGACATACCCAACAGCTTTGCGCCACATTTCGCCGTCACGGTCTTCCAGTGTTTCCAGCCGTCTGCCCTGTTTTTCCTGCTCCTTCACCATGCTTTCCATGCTCAAGGCCAGCTTCTCGACCGAGGTGGACAGTGCGCCCATTTTGCTTACGCTTTCCTCCAGCAAGGCGATCCGTCTGTCCTGACGGGCATTTTCCTCTTCGAGCCGACGCTTGAACTCCTCATACTCGGCTCGCGTAATAGACTGGTCCATCTGAACCTCCTTTCAATCGTCCTACAAAAATGAGGGGAGCCGGTTTCCCGACTCCCCCGCGATTATTCGGCCTCGACTTCGAGGTCCTTCAGGATTTCCTCGACCTGCTTCCGAATCAATGCCGGAACCTGATCGAGAGTCTTCTTACCCTTCACAATGAGGGTTGCATAGATGACTGCCATGATGCCTTTCTCCTTTCTCAGTAATATTTTTAAGGCAAATTCCCGCAGGCGGCTCATGCGTTGCCGTCCGCCGCGAGAATGGCCTTGACTTCTTCCCGCAGGTGCTCAGGCACCTGCTCGATGGTTTTCCGCCCCCGGCGGATGAGGTTTGCATAGACTTCTGCCATGATTATGCCTCCTTATCTGCGGCGGATGTGACCGCGATGAGCTGTTCGTACACGTCGCACAGCGCCATCTGGGTATTATCGAGGTTGGACTCCAGAGAAGAAACCTTGGTTTTCAGGGCCTCATTCTCCTCCTGCAATTCCTCCATCGTTTTCTTCTTCTGCAACTTAGCTACAGAATCGACTCTTACTCTGTTCAAACCCATTACTGGAAACCTCCCTGAATCGAAGCGATGTAGCCGCCTTCGCCGCTTACGCCGCGTTCTACGGTGATGCGGAAATTGAACGCAAATCCGTTGACCGCAGTCTGGTTTGCAAACAGATGGTTTCGCCCATCGCGGGACTTTGTCGTAATATCCTCCCAGACCGGCGAGCTATCCTTGCCATTGTTCGTGACCTCCACCTTGAAAACTGCACCGGCTGGAATCAGACCGCCCACGGTGATAGCACAGAGCGTGATCTGGGCATCCGCTTCCATCGGCTGCGCCAGCGTGATGCTGGCGGCGGTGACGGCCTTCGTAAAGGTGAACGTCTTGGTGACGGTGGCCTTGCCATCGGTCACGGTAACGGTCAGGGTGTGACTGCCGTTCGTAATTTTCTGGAAATATTCACCGGTGACGGTAAAGCTGTTGGTGGCCTTGCGGGTCGCGGTGTAGGTTCGCTTGGTCGTGCCGTCCAGCTTTTCGGTGACGGTCAGGGTGTCCAGCGCGTCCTCATCATCCACGGAGTACGAGACGGTGAAGCCGCTGGACTTCGTGCCGAGGTTGGCTGCGCTGGAGGTCGTGATGGTCGGCGCGGTGTTGTTATCGACCGTGCGCTTGGTGGACGTGGTGTAGCCGGACTGAGCGTCATAGCTGTCATACGCCTTGACACGGTACATCACGGTGGACCAGCCCTTGGTGATGGTGTCGGTGTAGGTCAGCGCGTCGCCCTTGTACACCTGCGTGTAGGTGGAGCCACCATCGGTGCTGCGCTCCAGAATGTAGCCGCTCAGGTTGCCATCGCTGTCACTGGCCGCAGTCCACGAGATCACCAGCGTGCTGCCGCCCTTGACATCATTCGGCACCGCGATGGACGGCGGCGCAGACGGGGCGTTGTTGTTGACCACCGTTACCTGCAAACTGGTGCGCCAGCCAGACTCCAGACCCTCGGTGTCGTATGCCTTGACGCGGTACATCACGGACGTGGTGCCGAAGGCGACGTTGTTCGTGGTGCTGGTGGCCGTACCCTGATAAATCTGACTCCACGAACTGCCGCCGTTGGTCGAACGCTCTACCTTGTAGCCGGCGAGATTGCTCTCAGCATCAGAGCTTTCTGCCCACGAGATCGAAATGTTCGTGCCGCCCATGATGGACGAAGGAACGGAAATGCTCCCCGGAGTCGAGGGTGCGGTGTTAGTCGAGACCGTGCCATCGTCAGACACCAAGAGAGTAGAGGGCAAAATCAAAGCGGGGCGGATGCCGCCCGAGTAGGAGCAGAAGCTGTTGTTCCAGCCGCCACGGGAGTTGCCGTACAGGGCGCTGCTGGAGCTGAGGCTGCAGTACGGAGAGCGGAGCCACCAGACGGTGGCCGAACCGTTGAGATATGCGACACGCTTAGAATCCGAGCTGTTGTCCGCGCAGCCCTTGAAATAGGCCAGCTCCGCGCCTTCACCGCTCGGCATATAGGAGAAGTTGAAGCTCATTTCGGTCGCACTGAGCAGGAAAATCTTCGCAGGCAGGCCATTCGAGCCGCTGGTAACGGTCGTGGACGTGCCGCTGCCTTTGCGGTACGGGAGTTTTACCTGCTTGATTGCCTTTTGAATGTTCGAGTCGAGCATCGCAAGGAAGGTGCTATTGAGGTACGAATGGATAGTGCTGTTGGCGTAGTCGTTAGTGTCCGAGCTATGCCACTGGCGGTTTTCGTAGATGTCTTTCATCAGCAGCCAAGTACCGCTGCAGCTATCGTCATAGACGCTGGACGGCTTGCCCTGATGGACGACGATGAAATCTTTGGCAGAACCATTTACTTTCAGCTTGATGGTGCTGCCGATTGCTTTGGAACTCAAGGCCACATAAGCCATAAAAAAGAACCTCCTGTTGCGTATTACATCCACGGCGGAATGATGTCGGGACGCGGTTCGGGCCGGAACAGGTCTTTGCGGGGCGTAATGTCACCTCTTTTCCGGCGGATGTTCTGTTCCTGCTTTACCCGGCGCAAGGCGCGGACGCTCCTCGTGGAGTTGATTTTCCTCCGAGGCTTTACGTCCACGCCGATGATTGCCGAGACCTTCTTGGCGTATTTCAGCCGTAATGCGTAGGTGTCACCGTAGGATGCAAAGGCATCCCACGCTACGAAGCTGGTGATAACAGCTTCTCTGGTCACTTCCCCTGCCGGGTAGGCTTTTTCCCAGTATTTGACGCGGGTCTGGATGCGCTGAATCTCCGAGCGGCGGAGCTTCTGGACGCAGGCTCCGCTTTCCGTCAGGTAGCTATGGAAGCCCAGAAAATCCAGCCCGTTTTTCAAGGGGAAAATTGCTGTTTTAGAATTGAGTTCGAGGTGGAGGTCGCTCATCCAACGCTCAATGTCCTTCAAAAGAAGCTGAAGTTCCCGCTTTGTCCGGGCGATGACGTAGAAATCGTCCATGTATCGTCCGTAATAGCGGCATCCCCGGTCTTCCTTGATGTAATGGTCGAACTCGTCAAGGAACATCAGGGCGAGCAGTTGGCTGGTCTGATACCCAAGGGGCAGGCCGTCGGTCTTGTCAATGTAGATGCACATAAGGTCATAGAACGCCATATCTACGCCGCGCTTCTGCATCAAGGCCCGCAGTTTTGCTTTCAGGATGTCATGGTCGATGGAGGCGAAGAAATGGTGAACATCGCACTTCAGTACCCATCCGTCCGCGCTGCCGTTCTTGCGGTAGTAATCGACCATGTGGCCCTTCAGGCGCACGATGGCATCCAGTGTCCCCTTTCCACGCTGCGAAGCGTGGTTGTCACGGATGAAACTGGTGCAGATCGCGTCGTACAAAACATTGTCCGTCAGTGCATGGAGGACTACCTTGTCCACAAAAGCGGGAGCCTGCACAAGCCGTTTCTTCGGCTCATAAACATAAAAGACCTCGAAGCCGCTGGGCTTGTAGGTCTTTTGGTTCAGAACGTATGACAGCTTGTCGGTGCAGATCAGAGCGTTGGCCTCATATTGAGCCGTTCCCGGCTTGCTCCTCTTACCCTTTCGCGCTTCCAGATATGCCTCATAAAGGGTCTGGAACTCGCACATTTCCTGATATGTCATGTGTATTCACACTTGTTTTCTTCCCCCGGCTGAGGTGGTAGAGGAAGCTCCCAGCCGGGCGTTCGTCTAATACCGGTCCGCTTCCTCGCGGCAGCAGGCTGCGCCCGCAGAGGACGGCCCGCCTCGGTATGATGTGTTTATCGTCCGCCATAAAGGCTTCCGACAGGATGCGACTCCCTTTGATGATGGGTGCACTGTTTTCGCCCGTTGTCGGGTTACTCATCTCGCTTTTCCATCAGAGCGGGGCGGATGCCGTTCGAGTTGGAGCAGTTGTTGTTGTTCCAGTCGCCATTGGAGTTGACGTACAGGGCGTTGTTGGAGTTGTTGTTGCAGTTCGGAGAGCGGAGCCACCAGTTGGTGGCCGATTCGAGTCGCACCCTATATCAAGCGGGAAACCCGCAGGATACCTTGATTTTTCCTGTTCTTTCAGGAGTTCGCGGACGATAGCCTTTACCATCGCCGCCTGCTGCTTAAGTTCTGCCTGACGGGCCTGTTCCCGGAGCTTTTCAGCGCGGGCGGTGTCCTTCTGCTTCCACGACAGAACCATATTCTTTACGTCCTGAACCTTCCGGGTCCAGACGGCACTTTTGCTTATGGAAATAACTCCGTCGTTCAGAACGAGCTGGATATACTCATTCAGCAAAGAGCATTCGTCGAGGACTACGCCAAGCAGCCGCAGGCGTTCCTCGTACTCAGTCTGGAACATCTTTCCGTTGGCCGCGTGAATGTCCCGAACGATGCTCTTGGCAATCAGACGCATATCTTCGCCGTAGCAGCGGTAGAGCGCCTTTGTGAAGCCCTCCCGGTGCGTTCGGTCGAGATATGCGATGGACTCAGAGCAGACCTTCTGGACGTCCCGGATGTCGTCAAGCGCGGCTATCTTCTGGAAAATCTGCCGAACGTCTTTGCGTGAAATATCCTCGGCCACCGTTTTCGTCGCTTGGTTCGTGTATTTCAGCAGCTCCCGTGCCTTGTTTCCGAGGAGATATTCTTTGTCAGCCACGGTCACACCTTCTTTCGAGGCAGGGGCCATTCCTCGCAGCCTCCAAATCGCTGGCAAGCCCATAGAAAGAGCAGCGGTCGCCCAAAACAGTCAGGCGACCGCTGTTTCCGCTGTGAGTGATGCCGCAGAGCATCAGGTGCGTACTTCGCACATATTTGCATGGAAGTTCAAGGCTGACGAACAAATTCCCGATGATGCAGGACAGCTCACCGGGCGGACATGAAAATTCAATGTGCTCCATCAGAACTCGATCCTCTTTGCCGTGGTGTTCCAGACGCCCTCTACCACCGTGCCGTCCAGCGTCTCAAATGTGACCGTGAACGGATTGCCGGTGACGGAGGTATTGAACATCAGCTCCAGCAGAGCCAGCCGGGCGGACACGTCGGAGATGCTGTTCTGGATGGAGTGGTGGGCCTCCTCATCGTCGTTGTGGGCATCCACGAGCTTCTGCGCTTCCTTCAGGAATGCCGGGAGCATCGTGACCGAGCAATACTGCTCCACATCTTCCGCCGTCATCCACGCCTCGCATTTGTAGTCTACGGTGACTCCCAGCCCCTCGCCGATGACGATGCACACCGGGAAGCGGCGGACATCCACGCCGGTATTGGATGCAGCACTGACGTACTGCGGGTAGTCACCCAGCGTGCCATAGTAGATGAGGACTTCGCCCTTGTCCGGGTCAAATGCGAACACGCCGAACTCCCGGAGCCAAAATCCGTGGTCAAGACCGCCGTTCAGATCGGAGCGGTACTCCACGATCATGCGGACGCTGGCCCCATCATAGACCGGGGCGGTCGATGTGCCAGCGGCCACCAGCTCGGTCATCGTGGCCGGCTTCACATTATCCGGGATAGTGCCGCTGCCCACCATAATCTTGGAAATTGGGAGCTGCTGCCCGGCAACCAGCTTGGCAATCAGCTCTCGGCCGCTGTCAGTAACAACAAAGCCATAGTAGCTCATAACTCATCCTCCTCAAGTTCAGGCAGTTTTGTCTGCGTGATGTTCTGTGCAGCCGGGACCGGCAGCACGGTGTCGATAAAGTCCTCGCCAACTGCTATCTCCGGCAGGGTCGTGGTCATATAGCCGCGCCCCAGAATGGCCTGCATCGGCACATCTGCGACCATTTCAGGAGCCGCGGTGTTCGCCACCACCAGAATTGCCACGCCTGCCGCCTTGATGAACGGAGCGTTCAGCAGTTTTGAAACGTCAGCCTCCGGTGTCAGGGCATCGGTTTCAAAAATCATGGTGGCCGGGATGGCCGGGTCCTCGCGGTAATGCAGAGGCTTATCCCAAAACATTTTGAACGCCCGGATGATGTCATAGTAGGTGCAGTTGTTGGTGTTTTTCCAGATTTTGTATATCAGGTACGTCCGGTAGGCATTATCATCCAGTACATACACAGATTCTTTGGCGCAGGCCAAAGCACCGGCTTCAAGGCGGGTCAGAACCGCATTGTCGCCGATGCCATCAAGCTGCTTCCCAACTGCGGTCTGGATATTCCGCTTGTCGCGCAGGTTTTCGTAGAACTGTCGAACCTCGTTCAGCTCATCACCAACGGCCTCCATGAGCGCGTCGATGACCGGCTTGCCCTTGAACTGCTCCACAAGATCATCCCGGAGCTTCTGGACGTAATCAGCCATCCATGACCACCTCAATCCTGTTTTCGTCCGTAACGGCCCGTTCCCGTGCCGAGATGGACACGCTGCGCTGGGTGTAGCCAGTGGGCATATCGCCGTCATTCGGTGTTGCAAACAACCATACGTCGATGTAGTCGATGCCAGACACCTGAAGGTTGAACTTCTGCGGGATGACGTTCTCGCCCGCCCCCAGTGCGCTCATTTTCTCCAGAATTTGCCCTTTGACAAGCTCAACATAGTTGGTAGGCGGATTTGTGTTCGGGCTCAGAGTGACGCCAACCTTGAACCAGACCTTGACGTACGTCGGGCGGTTGAAGCGCACCACGATGTCCTCCCCATAAACGCCGTGCAGGGTAGTTTCTACGCTGCCGAAAGTGTTGATGCCGCCAGCCTTTGTGTTCAGGATTTGCTGGGCGATTTCCGTTGCGTCACCGCCCTCGACTACGACCTCGATGCTGTGCGGCCACCGGCCGGCAGAATCGACTTCATTTGTGCAGTTCTCATAGGGAGCTACACTGACTACGCCCTGCACATTCTTCAGGATGGCGCTCTTGATGCTTTCCAGCATGGCAGACGAGCGGTTGTAGATTTTGTTCGTGTAGGACTTTCTGAACTCTACATCGCTCTCTGCGAGTTGACCGGCAACATAACTTCCCACGTTGACCACGGACTCCATGCCCGGAACAGCTTTCGTGATCTTCGTGATTACGCCATTCGGAATGAAGATGTCGCCCGGCTCGGCAGTCTCAAATGTGACGATGCTGCCCACGGAAACAGTGGTCAGGTTTTCGGACAGGACCAGCGTATTGGAGCTGGTTTCATCGACCGCCTCGATCACGATAGTGTCGTTGATGACCGTCACATGAAAGTCCTTATCCGTGATGGCCGTCCCCAGAGCCTCTAGGGCTTCGCTGGTGCTTTGTTTTGGGTCAGGGGTAATGGTGTATAGGTTTCCGTTAAGAGCTACTCCAAGGGCCGTTGTAGCCGCCGGTGAAGCAAGGGCGACGGTTGCTTTGTTGAACGCCGACCTTGTGATGGCTGCATCTACGGTGGTCGTCAAACTTGTTGCAGGGTTTGTGTCGGATGCAATCGCCGTTCCTGCCGGAATGGTTGTTCCGTCCAAACCCGTGCAGAGGATGCTGTAATAGGATTTCGCCGCCATTTCACGGGTGGAGCCACCAAACTGTGCCGCATAGTCCAGACTTACGCCGGTTGCGCTGGACGTGTACTGCGAGTGGTACACATCTACGCCAAATTCCCACAGTTCTGCAATCTCATCTGCGACGTTGGTCAGGATGTGATTCAGCAAAGACTGCGGGTTCTGCCGGGTATTTACGCCGAGGCGGTCTGTCATCTTGCTGTGCATATCCTCAAGGATGACATCAAGGCGTTTCGGATTTGGCCCCTGCGGGGTCAGGCCATATTTTGCCACGGGATTTTGACCTCCTCTCTAAAGCTGTCCTCATCCGTGTTGAACGTAATCTCCACGGATGCCCTACGGCTTTTCTTGTCGATGTTGAACAGGATTTCCGATACATCCGTCACTCCATCAACAGACATCACGGTTTCCCGGATAAGATGCCGGAGTTTGGACTCATTCGGATTTTTGACCAGCAGGTTCTCAAAGTACGGAAAGCCGAGCGAAGGCATCAGCCGCCACTCTCCAAAGAACCAGAGCAAACGAATACGGACAGCCTGTACGATGCTGTCCGTAGCTGAAATGTCGCCTGCCGCCGAGAGTTCTAAGTCCCCGGTGGCATCGAGCTTCAGGTCTATCACGCTTTTCCCTCCTTTACTGCGGCTTGCCCGTCATGCCGCCGCTGTCTCCTTTGTGGGTGTGGTTTGCAAGGCTGATGCTGCCGTTGGACGCTTTAACATCATCCCGGGCAACAATGCCGCCCTTGACCGTGAGTTTGCCTTCAATGGTAACGCCATCAGGCGATACCGTCAGCACGGTTCCGCTGACCTTGGCCTGCACGGTGTCCGGCGTGATCTTGACCTTGGTATCGCCCGCTGCAATAACGACGGCATCTTCATCGCAGGCCAGCTTCATGGTACTGTTGCCTCCAGCGACGATGTTTGGGATTGCAATGGCATTGGTCAGGTCGAACTTCAGCTTCGTATCCGTTTCATTACCGTACATCCAGTAGTCGAGTGCCTGCTCGCTGAAAACCAGCAGGCATCCATCGCCTTTCTTGATGGGCCATGCAATGGTGACGTTTTTGCTCTGCGGTAACATGACCGGGACTCCTGAGATTTCCGGGAAGTCCATCGTGCCGCCATCAGGCTTTGTGAACTTTGCTTTCGGCAATACGGTGGCAACGCCCTTGCCCGGGTCGTAGCTTTTTATCTCGCCCGGCAAAGCTGTGTGCATATCGTCTGTTGCGCTGCGAGCAGTCTTATTGATCTGGTCAACAAACTCCTGCATCATTTTTGCTTCACCTCCAGCAGACGAGCTGTACAGCTCCATGAACCTTCCATGTTGTCGCCCTCAATCCTGACGGAGTAGACCCGGAAATACCCCTTGACCATCTTGCTATTCAGATACACATAATCGTCCAGACCGATGGCGGCGTTCATCAGGTACTCCACGTCCCAGCCGTAGCTGTACCCCTTGTCCTCGTTGGAGATTTGGATACGCTCAGGGAGGCCCAGCAGGCCGGTTTCTGCCGACAGCTCATACACCTCGCGGCTCATGGTATCGCCCGGCTTTTTGACCTGTAGGACGCCGTTGTTGATGCTCCACGTCAATCCGCTGGTTTCGCAGGCTTTCGTCAGCACATTTCTTGCCGGGCCAACATAGCTGTAGCCATTCGGGATGTCCTTGAACTCTGCGTTGTAGGAGAAAGAAACCGTCACGCCCATCTGGTCTGCGGTGTCCTGTATCAGGGTCTTGCAGTTTACAGCCCCGGCATAGCTTACGGAAATGTAGGTGTCGCGGACTTCAATGCGGTTATCCACCAGCTCGATCTCCGTTGCCCTGTCAGCTCCGTCAGCTTTTGTCGTAGCAAATGTGACTACGCCGGTGAAGATGAGCGGACGGGTGTCGCCATACCCTGCATGGAACACGACCACGCAGTCATTTTTACTCAATTCTGCGAGATGTTCATCGCTCAGGTTCCAGATGGTCACTTTTGCCGTGTTCTGGCTGTTGGTGTCAGCCTTTTCCACTGAGAACGAAACGTGCAGCGGTCGCTTGCCGCCGCCTATTTCAAATCCGGTCGAGCATGCCTTTCCAGCGGATAAGCGGTACTGCCTGTCAAAATTCTTCACAGCATCCTCCCCTTTCGATGGCAACAAAAAAGGCTGCGTTTCCGCAGCCCATAAAGGTTTCTTACTTTGCCTTGCTGATTTCCTTCTTCAGCAAAACGCATTCCAAGATGATATTGTCCAGTCTTTCGATGAGCGACCCGCCATCTGCCGGAACCTGCTCCAGAAACCGCTTTGGATGGACTTCCACAATCGTTACGTCCTGCTCCTGCTTTTCCTTCTGCTGGGGAGGCTTGTTCCATCCGGGGTAAGCCCGCGCAACTTCCTCGCCCATTTCCTGTGTTTTCGGGATGACCTCATCCTCCAGCCAGCGAATCGCCGCATACGGAGCCGGTCTGCGGCACAGGAGCTTCACGGCGTTCTCAGCACTGAAGCAGGTGAACTCGCAGCGGCCTTTCCGCATCCCGTTGTCCCAAGGCACCTTCCGCAGCACGGAGTCGATACGGTTCACTCCCTTGTTGCCGCCGGTGACGGCTTTCCTCGGCTGCTCATACCCGGCAATCGCAGCGAGATCAGGCCCGCAGAAGAACGGGGTTCCGTCCGGGTCAAACACGACCCGGAGTTCCTGACGTTCCGGTGTCGTGAAAATCACGCAGTTGTCACGCATTCCGCCCACCTCCGTAGAAGCTATTCCTCAGCCCGTCATTGCGGGCTTTGAAAATTTCCCGGAGAATCACAACGGCACGTTCCGCCTGCTCCAGCTTGCCATCCGCAAGGTTGCTGTCTACCATGTCGATAGCGACACCGACATCGCCCATACGGATGACCTCACGCTCAAGGTCCATAGCACTCATATCAGCACACTCCTTTGTCTTGCAAGAAGCCCGCTGACATGATATAATCGTGTCAACGGAACTTCTCAGGATTGTTCCGGGCAAGATGTAGGAACCAGCGGTGCTTTTGGACGAGCCAGCCGCTGGTTCTTTTTTTGTTTGCCCGGTTCACATCTTCATTCTAACTTACCGTTCTGGTAATGCAATGAAAGTGACCAATGATATGAGCGTTTTTGCGAAAGTTTCCCGTTTTGGTCAGTCCGAGGACTGTCCGGCGGACAATCCAACGGATTCTGTATAAAATCGTCCATTTTGAACGGCATTCATCCCAAAACCTCTGAAAAGCCTCTGATTAAACCCGGACTTTACCAGTAAAAGTATATGGAAATTTGTCTGGAACCTTCTGAGAACGAATTGTCAAACCCGCCATCGAAGATTTGTTCAAAATGAGAATTGATTTTACTAGATGATTTGTTCCAGCATCATGCCGGGACAAACACAAAACGAGCCGTTCCATCGGCAAAATCCTGCCGACCGACGCTCTCCTTTTCGGTCAGGACAGCGAAGATGCCGCTGGGCATATCATCCCGGCCGAACAGCAGGTTGAGCGGAAACTGCGGGACCATCTTGACACCGAGCAGCATGGGCGTTCCGAGCGAGTCCATCACCCCGAACATCCAATAGCCGCCGGTGTCATTCCATGTGAAACGCAGCTGATACAGCCTGCTTTGGAGGGAAACCTTCACAACGCTGTCGTTCATGTCCGGGACTTCGATAACGAAGTAGTCCACGAACGCCCTCCTTATCCCAGCAGGCCGAAGCTGCTGGCAGCGTTATAGAGAACAGAACTCCTGCTGGAGCTGGACGAACCAGACGAAGAACCGCTGGATGAGCTGCTTCCCGCCGTGCTTGCGGCGGTGGTGCTTGCTTTTCCAGCGGCTTTCCCTGTTTTACCCGACTTGCCGTATCTGGCCGGTATTTCTGCGGTGGCTGTTTCCGTCACCTCGATCTTCTTAAAGGCTATCGGAATCTCACGGGCGTAGCCGACCTCCACAGACTTCTTGATGTTCATGCTTGTAATCACCATGTTGGAATACACGCAGTCAGTGGTCGTGACTTCGAGAATCTTCTTGGCGAAATACAGGTCCTTCAGCCGACGAACAACGCCCTCCGTTTTTCCGGGGCCGGAGCCTGTACGTTTCCGCCATGTCACCGGCGTATCGGTCACATAGAGCGTCATGTTCAGGGTGTCGGCTTTCAGCACGATGGTGTCGCTTACACTGAAGCCCTTTTCGGTCGGGTACTCAGGCACATCCGCTTCATAGCCTTCTTCGGAGTCGATCAGGGCATCAAACTCGATGTCATCGACGCTGACGGGCTGTTTTGCTCTTGCCATGTACTCTCACCTACTTTGCAAATGCCAGCGCACGGGCCATCTCGCCGGTAGCATCGCCTGCGGCCTTATCCATAGCCTCAGAACTCTTTTGCTGCCCGGCGCGGTCGCCGTTGAACTGGTTGTTGATGTTTACGTTCTGGGTCACAGTGCGTCCACCGGTCGTTCTGCCGGTTGCGCCCCGCCCGGTAGCTTTGGAAACCACATTGGCCTTGGCGATGACCGACATTTCGCCGGTCATGCCTTCCAGTGCATCCTTCACCTTCTTCTTGCCGGAAGTGATGCCCGATGCCATCAGGTCGATCATGTCCGGCATATAGGTGTGGAAGTCGCTCAGGGGGCCATCCTCCGGCTCCGAGAAGCCGAGGAACGACTTGATCTTATCGGCTACGCCTTTTACAGCCTCGCCTACACGACCTACCGCAGACTGGATGCCTGATACGATGCCGTCGATGATGTCGGAGCCCCACTTCAGGGCTTCAGCCGGGAGAGATGTTATCCAGTCGATGGCCGCTTGGATGCCCGTCACAATGGCATCGCGGACGTTGCCAATCGTAGCCTTGATGCCTTCCAGCAGATTGCCTGCTGCCTCACGAATCTTGTCCCAGTTCTTCCACAGCAAAACGCCGATTGCGATTGCAGCGGCGATTGCCAGAATGACCGGACCGAAGGCGCTGGCAAGAACAGAGATTACCGCACCGACCACCTTGATAACGGTGATGACGCTCTTTACAACAACAAAGGCCAGCTTAATAACGGAAATGACCGCTTTCACAACAGAAATAACGGTTGTAATCACGCCAAAGATAGCTGAGATGCCCTTGACAGCGGCTATGACAGCCACCACGCCCACGGCAATTCTGCCGATGGATTCACCGATGGCTGTCCATTTTTTCTTATCAACCTTCCCGCTCGACAATTCCTTGAAGAACTGAGAGATACCGGGGGCTACCTTGGCTACGGCTTGCTGTATCTCCTCAAACGCCACCACCGCCGCAGTTCGGATGCCCTCAAATATGGGGACAACCACATTACGGATGCCTTCGCCGATGTAGCCGATGGCCTGCTTGATCTTCGTCCATACTCCGACGATGTTCTGGCGCAGCTTTTCGCAGTCTACGCCAGCTCGTTCGAGCATGGTTCCGAGCAGGCTTTTGTCGCCCCGCATGAACGAGATGAAGTCCTCGATCACGAGGGCCAGCAACAGGAAGACCGCAAAAAAGGCCAGCGCCTTTCCGTGGCCCAGTCCTATTGCCCGTGCCAGCTTCGTAAAGCCGGTTATGGCCGCTCCGATTTTCTTGAGGTTCATCGCCACAAGCATAGCCGTGAACGCAGCAGTTAGGACAGCAAGGACGCGCTGCGAGCCGCCCAGCTTATCCGTAAGGTCGGTGAGCTTCTGGAGCCAGTCGCGAACCATCGTCAGCCCCTTCGCGCCAATGCTCAGAATCTTCTGATAGGTCGGCAGGAAGAACTGGCCGACGATCGTCTTGATCTCCTTCAGCTTGGCGATGTAGCGCTTCTTGGTGCTTTCGTAGCCGTCGAGACTGCGCTTACAATCACCAATGGCGTCCGGGCTTTGCTGGAGGATAGCCTGATAGTTGACCTGCATCTTCGTGAGCTGGTCCAGCTTATCGTAGGTTCCCTTCAGGCCCAGCGTAGCCATCGCCTGCGCTCTGGTGCTGTCGTTCAGGACCGCGCCCAGCGTCTTGGCGGCTTCAGACTCGCCCATGACAGCCTTCGTCATGGCATTTACGGACGCTGTTTCGTCCATGTTACCAAACGAGGCAAGGTCGAGGGCCAGCGAGGTCATCTGCTCGGCCATTTCAGCGCCAGCTTGGCGGGTCATGCCAAAGCCGACCAGCAGGTTCTGCTGATCGGCAAGGTAGGTCTTGATGTCGTTTTTGTTGCGGCCAATGGCATCGGAGTATTCCCGCGCCCATTTATCGACTTCATTCCGCATATTGCCGAAGACAACATCGAACTTGTTCTTCATCTCTTTAACGGAGGATGCCACCTCAACGCAGCCATCAATGGCGCTCTTGATGCCCGCGACGGACAGCGTAATACCGACTGCGCCGAGAACTTTGGAGGCCATCGACTTCAGCGACTTGATGCTGCCCTCTACCTTCTGCTCGGAGGCTTGATCGACTTTGTAGCCAAACAGGATACCGATGTCGCGTATGGTCATACCGGTCAGCTCACCTCCTTAGCCATATCCTCTACTCGGCCGGCTTCCACGTCCTGCTCCATGCGGTACAGTGCATAGAGCTTCAGAGCTTCGTCCAGTGTATAGCAGTTCTTCAGCTCCCACATGGATGCCAGCTGGGCCTTGATGAGGATATACATTCTCAGCTCAAGCTCTGTGAAACCGCTGAGGTCGAGGTCGCCGTAGCGCTCCGGGCCTGAGCCATCGTCCTCTCCGCCCACTCGGCGACTTTGCCAAATCGGTCGCCGAGCTTCTTGAAAAAACCGTTGTAGTTGATGCGGATGACCTCAAACGCCAGAATGAACATATCCTGCACATCGGTGCAGAACACCTCGTTGGCAAGGTCTTCCGTAAGCAGGCGCACCTTTTCGCCCGGCTGCTCCACCGAGATGTTGCTGCCCGCAATCAGCAGGTGCTTCAGGATTTTCTCGACCTTATCGCCATCGAGCGAAGAGAAAGCCCCCGCAATCGCGGGAGCTGCATCTTCTACCTTGATGTCGAGCAGACCGTCACCCTCCTTTTCCGTATCCACGCCAGACAGCAGCGGTGCAAGGCCAGATACGAGCGGCAGAACGAGCGCTGCCAGCTCGCCAGTCATGTTCGCCGCTTTGAACGCCGGAAGCGGACGGATGTAGAAGATGTTTTCACCCACGGTTACTTCGCGGGTTTCGAGCTGCTTCAGGTTATTCATCGGTGTCCTCCTTACTCGTTCATGGCAGCATCGCCGGTGTTAAGCTCCCACTCACGGTTGTTGGTCTCTTTGCCGCGAGTGACGGGAGCTTTCTTCACGCACCATGCAGCTTCCGTGCTGAACACCAGACCGCCCTTCAGGTCCTTAATCAGAATCGGGAACAGACCGTTGCCGGTGTCGCGGTCGAGATCGACCATACCGGAGAAGTACGAGTTGCTGTCGCTGGTCTGCAACAGGGTGAGCTTGACCTTGTAGGTGTTATCCGGCGAGATTGAACGGGCAATTTCGCCGTCACAGCCGGTCTTTTTGGTAATACCGTCGCCGTTCGGCTCAATGCTGATGAAGCTGTCATCTGCATAGCCGGTGACAATGTGCGTACCACAGGTGACGATAACATCCTTCGGGTTGTAGGTCTTGATCTTGCTGGACATTTACTTTCCCTCCCTTACAGATTCTCGTAGGTCAGGCAACCCTTGATTTTCACCACATGGATAGCACCAGCAATGCGGGCAGAGAACTTGCAGTCCTTCAGGGTACGGGATGCCTTCTGGGTGCTGGTCAGGTCTGCTGCCAGCGGCACAGACGTGGTGTAGCCCGGAATAGCATTACCGTCTGCATCATACTCCGTAGGAGCAATGCCGCCGTACTTCTGGCCGTCCTTCAGGGATGCAAGCATCTGGTTCTCAACAAGGCCGATGCCGTTGTCGGTGTAGGGAATCTTCGGGTTGACGATGAGCAGGTTCACGACACGAACCTGCATATCGTTCTGGAGCCAGTCGCGGAAGCGGATAACATCAATCCACTCACCGCCGCCGGTCTTGCCGCCCTGCGTGATGTTCTTGGATGCCACGGTAATGACGTAGTTGAAATTTGCAGCCTCCAGTTTCTTGATAAACGTGCTGGTCAGCTTTGCAGGAGAAACGGTCGCAAGCGGCATCAGCGCCCACGTTTCCTGACCGGCGTGGTAGTTCATCGCCTTGACGGCCGCAGCTACAGCCATGCCGTACAGGTTCTCAGCCGGAATGTCGTTCTCCAACTGGTCGGCCGTTTCTTTCGGGAAGAACGGGAAGCTGCGCAGATAAAGGCCGGCATCCACAATGGGTTTATCCGGATCCTTGTCGATGTAGCCGCACAGCTTGTTCTGGGTTTCGGTCCACTGGATGATTTCCTTGACCTTTTCATCCGCCAGGCCGACCGGGCAGATGCAGTACCAGCCATTGACGGCCAGCGCATTCTCCAGAACAGCACTTACGGTCTGCAATGCGGGGTCTTCGCTCTCCTTGTCCACGATGTTGCCCATGAAGGCGACGTACACCTCATGGGGTCTGGGGGACTGCGAAAAAGCCACCCGCGCAGCCACGCCAACAGGGTCGGTGCGTTCACCGGTGGCAGCGATGCCCAGCGCCGTCAGCTCCTCCAGACTGTTGTACACGCCGATGGCAGGTACATCCCCAGTCGGATTTGCAGGGGCAGGACCCAGAATCAGGATATTGTCGAAGTTGGCATCGTTGGAGATGGGGGACGCCAGCGAGATGTCAACGGTACAAATCCTATCGAGGCTATTGCTCATATATCTTTTTCCTCCTTTGCAGGTCGGTTATTTATCTCGGCATTCGTGAAATATTCGCCCTCATGGGCAGTCATCTCCGAACTGCCGCCGCCGCTGGGTGTCGGGGTTACCTGCGGCTCAATGTTGATGACATCATCAGCTTGGATGTCATCTTTGCCATCGGAATGCTTCACGCTGTCGATGTCCAGCGTTCCGGTAATGCCGATGGCCGTCATGGTGAAATAAACCGCGATTTCCAGCATTGCCCGGAACTCGTAGTTGGTATCATGCACCAAATCGGTCAAATCCTGAACTGCCGTAGGAACGACAATGGCGATGTCATGCTGGTGACACCACTGTGTTACGAACGGGGAGTTCAGGAAACTTTCAAAGGCCAGCATATCATCTTCAGCCGTGTTTTCGGCAATGGGGGTGAATCCCGGTGCCACTTCTTCCTGCCTGCCATGCGTGAACAGATCAATTTGCACAGGAACAGATGCAGGATAAAAGGCTACCGGTGTGCCTTCAATGATTTTGACCGGCGGGTTTCTCGACCGGTTGACGGAGCCGGTGGTCAGCGTGACCAGCGGACTGCCGGGCTTTGCTACAAAGCTCTGCTTGGCATACGTCACGGTTGCTCCAGCAAAGTACGTTTTGGTGAGCTGCACAAGCAGCTTCTTCAGTTCAGAAAGCGTCATACGCAGCAATACCCGCCTTTCCCATCTGCTCGGATTTCAGGGCGCGGCATACGGTTGGCCTCTGCTGCTGAAACCTGAACAAATTCGCTGCGGCAGTGACCCACCATCGTGTGGTCCCACCCCAGCGAGCTGACACATTCATACCAGTGTCCTTCCGGGTCCATCTGCCCCTGATAGAAAAGCCAGTCGGCTCTGCGGCCAGCAGAGCGGTCTGCCGTGTGGAAAACGAGATCGCCGAAAGCCTTCATGCGCTTTATGGTGTTCTCACCTTCCGGGAGCGCCTGAAGCTCATCTTTGGAGAGCGGCTGAACATTCAGGGACGTGATGAAGTCTTTATACCCGGAAACCCCATAGCCATCGACAATGTTCTCCTCGCCGAAGCGACGCACAACAAATGCTCTGCGAAAAATGCCCAGACCCATATCAACCACTTCCCTTCTTGCGGATGACGTATTTGACAGACTGCCGCATCTTGCCGGTATCAATCAGCGGCTTGTCCGATTTCTTCTTGCGGATGGTGGAGGGCGCGTTCGGTTCATAGCTGCCGCTCTCGATTTTCTCTTGAACTAAGCCAACGCCAAACACGCCGATTTGCTTCAGGCTTTGCTCGGCCGTTCCGCCCGCAGTAATGGACTTTAGCTGCTGGGTGCACATGGCGTTGATGGGGTCGGCGTTCTCATCAACGCTTTTCCGCAGGAACGGTCGGGATGGCGCAGTCGATGTTCCCAGTTCGTTCCACATGGCGATCTGCGCCATATCAACGCCCCGGTCATCCGTTACCTTTCCGGACTGAAACCCGACGAAAACCTCTTTATCCTGAAGCTCGTCGATCTGCCGGAAGAACTTCTCGCCCTCTGGGGTCAACCGGTCCCACCCGCCAGTCATTGGCATTCACCCGCAGAACGAATCGAGATCACGACCAGCCGCCGCAGCGTCAGATACTCCAGACCGTAGGGTGTCAACGCTAGTTCAGCATCCGCCATCAGGTTGGTTCCCTGATTTACGTTGAAGCTGACGGACGTTTCGCCCTCGGTGTAGCTCCCAATGCGCAGGGCGTCACCCACGCTGCCATACTGGTTGTCACCATAGCCAGCCATTTTCAGGCGATGTGCCGTCAGGAGGGCAAGGGCTTGGTCATACAGCTTCCCGAACACCTTCTTGCTGATGAGCGGCGCTGTGAGGTTCAGCCATGCCTCAACGGTCTCATCGTTCAGCACATCGAACTCGGTGGCAACCAGCCTGAAAATTCTGACGGCATCTTCCATGACTTATTTCTCCTTCGCAGCAGTGCGGCTCTTGACCTCGGACAGGTTTCCCTGCCCGATGAAGAACTTCACGATCTCGTTGTCGTCATAGCCGGTGACTTCCTTGGTTTCACCCGGCAGGATCACGGTAGCGCCGATGCTGATGATTTTGTTTCCGATATTCTTCAGTTTCATGTCATAGCTCCTTTACAAAAAGATAGGAGCCGCCGCACAAACGTACGGCAGCTCCACGGGTGAATCAGCAGATGCCAGTAGCAATCAGCATGGACATGGGGTAGTAGATGATGGCACCTGCGGTGCGAGCCTCGCAGGGAACGACCATCTCCAGACCTTCAGGCTGCACGGGATACTGCATGAAGGACAGAGGGTTCTCGATAGTGAACTTGCGGGGGTCGTTCTTGAACAACAGCGCAACGCCCTTGCCATCGCTTTCTGCCGCATAGGGGTTGGTATCCACACTGTCGGGGTCCAGCTCCGGGCAGGAGACGATACGGGCAATATCCTTGATATTGTCCTGAACGTACTTCAGCACGGTGGTGGCAGTGCTTTCGATGCGACGGTTCTGAATCTCGATATACGCCTCGGACGGCAGCGCCAGAGTGTCCGGCTTCTCCACCTTCTTGGTGGTGCGGGCGACCTGCTTCAGCATACCGGTGATGTCGGCCAGAATCTCGTCCTCGGTCTTGTCTGCCCACTTGGTAGAACCCTTTGCGCCAGTCGCAGGGACGTACAGCGGCACATCGTTGTCCTTGGACAGAACTCCGCGCAGACCGGTCTCGGCATCGCCGTTCCACGCGATCTTGTTGTTCAGGTAGTCGATCTGGTAGCGGGCGGACTCGGCCTTGCGGGCATCCAGAGACTTTCCCGCCATAGCAGAGGCACGCATTTCCTGAATGGAGTAGCCGTAGCTGTCGCCCAGAGACTTGATGATGGCAGTGGTGGGCTTGCCCTTCACGTCAGCCCGGGGCAGGTCGGTGGCGTAGTTGCTGATAATCTTCGCCATGCCGGTCTTATCGTAGCTGTAGTAGGTGACGGTCTCGGCACCGGGGTTGATCTCGCTGGAGACCGGGAACAGCTTCAGCGCGGTGAACTCCGGGTACTCCACATCGTAGGACTGGGATTTGACGTAATCCAGCTCACGGGCGAAGAACACGGAGGCATCGCTGGCGTCATCGAAGTTCATCTGCGGGGTTTCGACCAGAGCGGCCGGAATCTTGGAGTGCAGCAGAGCATCGTAGTCGTTCTGGTCGTATCTCATGGATTTCTGGTTAGTGTTCATCTGATTTTGTCCTCCTTTTCTCAGACAGTAGGCTTGGCATCGTCGGCGGATGCAGCGTGACCGTCAGCGCCGCTCGCGGCAGGAACGCCGTACAGCTCCACCGGCGCAACGCCATTGCTGGCCGCACCGATGAAACGACCGGGAATTGCGATGCCGCCCTCCTTTGCGAAGCAACCCGCCTCATCGCCTTCCACAATCATGTGCAGGGCATCACCATAGGCGGGTGCAGCGCCGGTCGCCAGACGTACCCAAACGCGGCCACGACGCATGACACCGACATTCTGGTTGTTCAGGACGTAGAGCTTCCCCTCCAAATCCTGCTGGCGGTCGAAACCGTTGATGACAACACCCTCGAAGTTATCAGCAGTGCTTGCGCTGGTCGGAAGCGCAACGCTGCTGCCCGGGACCTTGCCGGTGACAACACCAACACCGAAATGCAGCTTGCCGGTCGCCTCCTCATTGAAACGGGAGTCCACCGGGTAGTGGAACATATCGTAAATGCCACCTGCAATGCCCTTGCTGGTTGCATAGCCGTAGGTTTTCTGAACACCCATCTTACTTTTCCTCCTTCTTCATTCTGCGGTCGATCATGCGCTGGCGGGCCTCGGAAGCGGAGCCAGTCTGCTTCACAGGGGGCTTGCCATCGCCGTGCATCATCTGGGAACGCTGATAGTTGGTATCCTTGCGCTCCTTCATCTCGGAAACGGCCATGTCGAACGCTGCGTTGACATAGGCAGCGCTCTTGCCATCCAGATGCAGTGTGGGCTTCAGCTTGCCCAGAACGGCCTTCTTGGCATCCTTGACGCTCATGGCTTCCAGACCATCCATGTTCAGGCGGTCGCCGACACGGACAACGTACAGCAGCTCACGGAAGTCATTGTCGGAATCTGCGCGGTCTTTCTTATCCTGTGCGGTGTCGCCGCCTTCATCAGCGTTGCCTTCAGCGTCCTCGCCGTCGCCATCGGTCTGAGTGTTGCCGCAGCCGCCCTCAGCGCCGTCAGTGGTCGTGCCAGCGGCCTTCAGAACGTCGATAACGCCCAGCAGAGTGTCGATGTCCTCATCCTGCTGTGCGATCACACCCATTGCGCCGGGCATATCGGCGGGGTCGCCTTCAGAATCGCGGCGGTCACGGCGGTCCTTGACCAGCTGCACGGCATCAGGCTTATCCTGAGCAGCAGCGGGGTCATTGTCGGCAACGCCCGGTGCAGCGGTCGGCTCTGCGGCAGCGCCGCCATCGGTCGCAGCGCCAGAACGCTCGGCACGGCGTTTCTTGAACGCCTCCACAGCAGCGGCCAGCTCCTCCGGGGTGGGCGCACCGTCGGTTCTCTTGGTGGTTTTTTCCATGTTCAGTTTTTCTCCTTTCATGCAGTTGCGGCCCTGCCCATCAATGTTGAGCCGGGCCTGTTCACCAGCCCTCGCCTTATTGACAAGGGCAAGATGGTTGATTTCGATGTCCCGCTGAATGGCATCGTAGGGTTGCCCCTCCCAGACACCGGGCGTTTCGTCCAGACGTAGGTTGTAACCGCAGGACAGCTCCCGCATTTTGTACTTCCTCAGGCTGTCGGTGTCGTGGATGATGATTTCTGCTCGGACATCATCGCCGTCCCGGTAGCCTTCCGACAAAATTGTGCCGATGCCCTCCTCTTTCACGTTGTCGGTGTCAACGTAGCCAGCATCATGTGTTACGATGATGGGCTTCCCCTTGTAGGATGCAAGGCTCTTTTCAGCAAAGACTTCCTCCGGCAGCCGCAGCTCCCGGCGTTCGGAACCGTCCGGGTTGTGATAAACAAAAATGCCAACCGATGTCACGATGGGGTGGTCTACAAGATAGCCCTCATCCGTGAAATAGGTGGCATCCAGCGGCAGGCTGTCGAAGCGCTGAACTTTCGTTTCAGTTCCCATGTTGAACAACTCCCTTCTCAGGTCTTAGAGGATGGTTTCATCCACGGCCATCGCCCCCTTTCGTGACCGGCAGGTCTACAGTTTTGATGTTGAAGACAGGCAGTGCGCAACAGCGGCACTGATAGTCCATGCCCGGGTGGCAGCGCCTGCCAGTCTTTGCATCGACCACCGGCGGGTCATCCCAGCGGAACCTCTTGTGGTTCAGCGCAGCGTGGCTGGGGCGGACGCGGCTATCGCCGGATGTGGACCAGACGTACTCCACCACGCCAGCGTCCTGCTGTTGCTGCTGGGTGATGTCGCCGTTCAGCTTTGCAATCTGGTCACGGGCAAGCAGTTGAGCGTGCCGCCGGTCTACGCTGTACGTCCGCTGAATCTTCTTGACGATGGACGCTGTGGTTTCGCCGTTCCGGTAGCCCTCCAGCACGATCTGGCGCATACGCCCCAGACTCTCCTGCGGGATGGTCTTGATGAGCGCTACGTTGTCCTCGACCCAGCGCTCCATCATTACCCGGTACAGCTCGCCGGTGTAGTAGTCATCCAGCAAATCAATGCCCAGCGTGGACTTGACTGCTTTCTTCCACTCCCGGATGCTCAACTTCCGGGTGAGTCTTGCCATAGACTCGATCTTGCTGCGCAGGCTGAACATCGAAGTCCGGCGCTCCAGCTCCACGGCCATCTTTGAGAAGACGGTCTTGACCTTGGCAATCAGATCTGAAGCGTCATCGTGGCGCTGACCTTCTTTCTCGGCCCGCGCGGCATCTTTGATCTCCGGCAGGCTCTCTTTCAGCAGTTCGTTCAGAATGCGGATGTACGCATTTGTGACCCGCTGGAACTCTCGCTCTGCCTGCACAGGGTACTTTGGTGAATATTTGCATATCAGGTTATCGTGACTGCCGAAGCGGTGGCGGAGCAGGTCTTGTACCATGTGTCCGTGGACGGTATCATTCACTGTTTTTGCCTCCTTTTTCGGTTCTGAACAGTAAAAAAGCGGTGAGTTACACCGCCGCAGTTGAGATTATGGCTTAATGCCCTCTGAGAACTTCTGATGAGTACCGAGAAACGTCCCAAAGGTTGTTTGTGGATAATTTTGTGTCCGGGGTTTGAAAAGCGCTGGAGAGCCGTTTTTTCGCTGGTTGCGAAAATTGCCTGCCGTGCGCCATGCCCCGCGCCCGCACCGTTGGCAAATTTGAACGAAGTGAAAATTTGACAACAAGTTACGGTTTGGTTTGGTGAGGTACGGTTATGTCTGGACGCTCCGCAGGATTGTCCGGTGGACGCTCCGGCGGATTTTTGAGCATTTTTGCATAAATATCCAAAATCAAGTGGATATATTCTAAAAACGGCCAATTTTATGTCCTGAGATTTCCGACCATTTCGGTGATTGCGGTGGAAAAGCGGTTGCTTTTTGGTTTACAATCACATTGATGTCGGTTTACAATGCGGTGAGCTGCGGTAAAACAGGCGGTTCCT